CCCTTGCTGCGATTAACCGTAACAAAACCAATACGGAATTAACGGAAAACGTATGGAAGGCAGGGGCCGCAAATCGTCGGCTGCCCTGTCTGTTGTGGCGACTTCGCTGCCGCAGCGGATGGAGCCGCCCGAAGGACTGACGGAATCGCAGGCGCGGCTGTGGGTGGAGATTGTCGCGGGCAAGCCGGTGGATTGGTTCGCTGCGGACAATGCGCCACTTCTGGCTGAGTACGTCCGCGCGGTGGACATGGGCAACCGCTTGGCCTTGGAGATCGAGGCGACGCTGGCGGGTGCGGCGGATCACAGCCTGAAAGACCTGCTCAAGATGCGTGACACGGAAGCCAAGCGTGCCACGTCGATTGCGACAAAGCTACGCCTGACGCAGCAGAGCCGGTACACCCCGCAGGCTGCGGCGACGGCTGACAAGAAGGCCGGCGCGAAGCCGTGGCAGTTCGGTCAAAGCAGCTAACCCGCGCCGAGCGGAACGTCGCGTGGATCGAGGCGTATTGCCGCGTGCCCGAGGGCAAGCTGGTAGGCAAGCCCGTCAAGCTGCGCGAGTGGCAGCGGCGGGAATTGCGGAAGCTGTATGACTCGCCCACGCGCCTGCTGATCGTCTCGTTCGGCCGCAAGAACGGCAAGACGGCGCTGATCGCGTTTCTGGTGCTGCTGCATACCTGCGGCCCGGAGGCAGTGCCCAATTCGGAGGTCGTCTCTGGTGCCCGCTCGCGGGACCAGGCGGCGATGGTGTTCCGGTACGCGAGCAAGTGCGCGCGGTTGTCGCCGGACCTGTCGCAAGCGGTGCTGATCCGCGACACGGCGAAGGAGCTGCTGTGTCCTGAGCTGGGCACGACGTACAAGGCGCTCTCGGCGGATGCCGCGACCAACCTTGGCCGCTCCCCCGCGCTGGCGATCCACGACGAGCTGGGACAGGTGCGCGGCCCTCGGGACGACTTCTACGAGGCCATTGACACGGCGCAGGGCGCTCACGAAAACCCGCTGTCCATCATCATTTCGACGCAGGCTCCGACTGACGCGGACCTGTTGTCAATTCTGATTGACGACGCCCTCAAGGGCGAAGATCCGACCATCAAGGTGGCGCTCTATACGGCCCCCGATGATCTGGACCCGTTTTCCGAGGAAGCCATCAAGGCCGCCAACCCGGCCTTTGGCGACTTCCTCAATGCCGATGAGTGCAGGCGGCAGGCGGAAACCGCGCGGCGGATGCCATCGCGTGAATCTGCATACCGGAACCTGATCCTCAACCAGCGCGTCACGGTCCATAACCCGTTCGTGTCCCGCTCCGTGTGGGACTCCTGCGGTGGCGAGCCGGACGAGGATGCGTTCCGCGCGGGGCCGTGCTTCATCGGCCTCGACCTGTCGGCGCGCAACGACCTGACGGCTTTAGTGCTGATCGCCAAGGATGCGTCGGGATTGTGGCATTGCCGCCCGGAGTTCTTCGCCCCGGAAGTGGGTGTGCGGGACCGCGCCTCGCGCGATCGTGCGCCCTATGACGTGTGGGCGAGTGACGGCACGTTGCATCTGACGCCCGGCGCGTCGGTGGAATACCAATGGGTCGCAGAACGGTTGCTAGACCTCTGCGACACCTATCCGGTGCAGGCGATCGCGTTTGACCGCTGGCGCATCGACGTGCTGCTGGCGGAATTGAAGCGCGTCAACCGCGAGCTGCCGATGGAGCCGTTCGGGCAGGGCTTCAAGGACATGAGTCCTGCACTGGAAGCCTTGGAAACAGAGCTGATCAACGGCCGGCTTCGGCATGGTGGGCACCCGATCCTGCGGTGGAATGCGGCCAATGCAATCGCGGTGAACGATCCAGCCGGCAACCGCAAGTTGGACAAATCAAAGGCGACCGGCCGCATTGACGGTCTGGTGGCGCTCGCAATGGCGATGGGCAAGGCGGCGGCGGCCGTGCAAGAAGCCGACATCGGTGACTTCCTATCTAATCCCCTGGTGGCCTGATGAGTTTTCTGCAAACGGTAGGCCGCTGGCTGGGGTTCGGCGGGGCGCTTGGTGAGAGCACCGGAGCGCAATTCGCCGCCCCCACCACCGCGCTGGTGGACGGCGTGGCGAACATCGGCCCCGATGGTGCGCTCCAGATCAGTACGGTGTGGGCGTGTGTGGAGAAGCGCGCCAACATTGTCGCCAGCCTGCCGTTCTTCGTGTACGAGCAGCAGAACGGCGAGAAGGTGCTGGCGCGCAATTCGCGCTTGTATTCGCTTCTGCACGACAGCCCGAATCGGCGGATGACCCCGTTCGAGTTCTGGCGGGCGATGATGCTGAACCATGACTTGCGGGGCAACGCCTACGCCCGCATCGATCGTGATGCGAACGGCGAGGCCGTCGCGCTGTGGCCGATGCCAGCCGATCAGGTCACGACCTACGTCCTGAAAGACGGGACGATGGTCTATGAGTACCGGATTGGCGAGGACGTGGCGGTGCTTTCGGAGGAGAACGTCCTCCACCTGAAGAACCTCGGCAACGGAACCACCGGCTTCGCCAAGCTGGAGTTCATGCGCGCCTCGACGGACGAGGCCGCCAAGGCGCAGACCAGCGCGACCAAAGTGTTCGGCAACGGCGGCAAGCCGACCGGCGTGCTGATGATCGACAAGGTGCTGACGACTGAGCAGCGCAACCAGATCCGCGACAGCCTCTCCGGCCTCGTGACGGGCAGCATGGCCCGCCTCGCGGTGCTGGAGGCGGGAATGACGTACCAGCAACTCTCGATCTCGCCCGAGGACCAGCAGCTTCTGGAGTCGCGGCAGTTCAGTGTCGAGGAGTTCTGCCGCTGGTTCGATGTGCCGCCCGTCATGGTCTACCACTCCAACGTGACGACGTGGGGCAGTGGCGTTGAGCAGATCGTGGATGGGTTTTACAAGACAGCCCTGAACCCGATCCTGGTGAACATCCAGCAGGCCGTGCGGAAGCGCGTGATGACGCCACGGCAGCGCGTAACGCTCGTGGCGGAGTTGGAGCCGGACGCCCTGCTGCGGGCCAATCCGAAGGACCGGGCCGAGCTGTATGCGCAGCTCGTACAGAACGGCATCGCCACGCGCGCCGAGTGCCGGCAACTGGAAAACCTGCCGCCGATTCCGGGCAGCGACAAGCTCACGGCGCAATCCAACCTCGTCCCCCTCGACATGATGGGCAAAACACCACCCGGAGCCGGCAATGCTGCTGCGAAAGACCCTATCGCTAACTGATGTTGACCTGAAGGTCGAAGGGGAAACCGGCACGTTTACCGGATATGCCTCGGTCTTTGGCGGCGTGGATTCGTATGGCGACACCATCGTCAAGGGAGCGTTCGAGTCCACGCTGCGGAATAACGGCAAGCCGAAGATGTTCTTCAACCACGAGTGGACCATGCCGATTGGCAAATGGACCAGCGTGAAAGAGGACGACCATGGGTTGCTGGTGAAAGGCGAACTGACCCCCGGCCTGACGCTCTCGGCGGATGTCCGCGCGGCGATGAAGCACGGCACGCTCGATGGCCTGTCCATCGGTGGCTACCTCAAGAAAGGCGACTACGAGGATACGGAAGGCGGGCGCGTCATCCGCAAGTGGTCGAGCCTGATGGAAATCTCCCCGGTCGCGTTCCCTGCCGACTCGGCCGCGCGCGTCGATACGTCGAGCGTGAAGGGCGCGGAGTTTACGGACGCCATCGAGGAGATCGAAACGATCCGAGATCTTGAACGCTTCCTGCGGGATGCAGGCAGCTTCAGCAAAGGGGCGGCCGTTGCGCTGGTCGCCCGCGCCCGTGCCGTGTTTGGCGTCGAGGGAGATCCCGACGAACTGACCGCCGAGGCGAAAGCCCTCGCCGAAATCGAAGCCCGCTTGAAGCGGCTCGCCGGCACCTAAGCGCGCATCCCGCAATACCCATCCCGAACCGCCGAAAGGCGGTTTTTGCATTTCTGGAGAGTGAAAAATGGAAGTCGAGAAGATTCTCCGCGCCGTTGAAGGTGTGGAAAAGAGCCTTGAGCAGATGTCGGCCAAGGCCGAGGCGGAAGCCAAGGCCAACGGCAAGGCGTCCGAGGAGACGCAGCGCGCCATCGAGAACCTCGGCGTGACCCAGCGCGAGCTGGCCGACCGCCTCGTGCAGATCGAGCAGCGCGGCCTGGCGAATGCCGACGCTGACAAGGCCGACGAGTCGTGGGGCGCGCAGGTCGTCAAGTCGAAGGCGCTGGAGTCGTTCCAGCGTGGCGAGACCGCCAAGTGCCGCATCGAAGTCAAGAACACCATGACCGGCTCGGACACCAACGTCGCGCCGGATCGCAAGCCGGGCATCGTGCCGGGTGCGTTCCAGCCGCTCACGATGGAAGCGTTCCTGCCGTCGCTGACGACCAGCTCCAATGCCATCGAGTTCACGAAGGAAGCCTCCTTCACCAACTCGGCGGCGGAAACAGCGGAAGGCGCGGCAAAGCCGGAGTCGGCGCTCACCTGGTCGCTGGTGAACATGCCGATCAGCACCGTGGCCCACTGGATCAAGATCTCGAAGCAGCTCGCGGCGGATAACACCGCGCTGGCGGCTTACGTGAACCAGCGCATGGTGTACGGCGTGAACCGCAAGGTCGAGACGCAGCTTGTGTCGGGGGACGGCACCGCGCCGAACATCTCGGGCATCCTCGATACGGGCAACTTCACCGCGCACGGCTACGCTGACGCCAACCTTGGCACCACGCTGAAGAAGCTGGCCCTGATCCGCAAGATCATGGCCGACCTTCATGTTGCGGGCTATCCGGCCGATGCGATCCTGCTGAACCCGGCGGATTGGGCGACCATCGAACTTGACCTGCTGACCACCTCGGCAGGCCAGGTGTTGTTCAAGTACGACGAGGCCGGCAACCCGCGCCTGTGGGGCCTCCCGGTTGTGCAGTCGATCGGTATGACCGCCGACATGATCGCGGTGGGCGCGTTCCGCCAGGCGTACACGGTCTACAACCGTCAGGGCGTCGTGGTCGAACTGTCGGACAGCGACTCGGACAACTTCACCAAGAACCTGGTGACGATCCGCGCCGAGCGTCGTCTCGCTCTCGCCACGGAAGTCCCGGCTGCGGTGCGTGCCGGCGACCTGACCCCGGCCTAAGCGGTATTGGCGGGCTGGCCTTCGGGCTGGCCCGCTTTTTTGGAGGCAGGATGCAAGTCCAAGTGAAGTTCACCGTCTTTGGCTGCTGTTCCGCCATCGGCAATTTCGAACCGGGCGACACCGCCCGCGTGTCCGTCGAGATGGCGAAGCATCTGGTGGACGAGGCCCGCTGCGCCAAGTACGTCGAAACGCCCGCGTCCGTCGCGGAAGAACCCAAACCTCGCAAGCGCAAGGGCCGCTAAATGCTGATCGTCACCACCGCCGCGACCGTCGAGCCGGTGACGCTGACGGAAGCCAAGGCACAGTTGCGCGAAACCGGCACGGCCAACGACACCATGATTGGCGCGCTGATCACCGCCGCCCGCGAGGCGGTGGAACTGGAAACGGGTCGCGCCTTGGCGGCGGCGGCCTATCGCTGGGCCTCCACGGACGCGATGGCGGAGGTCATGCGACTTCCGTTGTGGCCCGTGGCGACACTTACGGCCGTGTCCTATGAGGATGCGGACGGTGCTCGGCAGACGATGGACGCTGCCGACTACTCGCTGGACGCGGATCGGGCGCAAGTGACGCTCGAATTGCCGGATTTCGGCATCAATCCGTCGTTTTCTTTCACTGTTTCGCCTACGAACATCCCCGTGGCGCTGAAACAGGCCATTTTGCTGATCGTGGCCGACCTATACGCCAATACAGAGGCGACTTCGACCGAGATTTTGAGCGCAAACCCGACCGTTTCGAGGCTTTTGGCCCTGAATCGGGTGAATTACGGCGTATGAAAGCTGGCACGCTCCGCAATCTCATCCTGCTGCAAACGCGCGACAGCGGCACGGACGACGCCGGCCAGCCGGTGCAGACGTGGACCGATCTCGCGAGCGTGTGGGCGGACATTCGCGGCGCAAACGGCCTGAACACCATCAAGGCATCGCTGGATGGCGTGGAGATCAACGCCTACAGCTTCCGCATCCGGTATCGCACGGACGTGGATGCCGCCAAGCGCGTGGTGTACGGCGGCCAGAACTACGACGTGAAGCAGGTGCGGCACGACCACGCCCGCAAGGAGTGGACGGACCTAATCTGCGCGGTGGGCGGCAATGACGGTTAAGGCGCAACTCGATGTGTCCGGCTGGACGAAGGCGCTGGATGGTCTAGCCGGAGAGAAGCGCGTCAGCCTGGCCCGCTCCATGTGCGTGGCCGGTGGCGAAGTGCTGCGCGACGAGGCCAAGTTACTGGCCCCGGTGGACGAGGGCGTGCTGAAGGACGCGATCTACCTCGCCTACAAGGACGCGTTGTCGGACGAGTCGCGGCAGGTCTATTCGGTGAGCTGGAATCACCTGAAGGCTCCGCACGGGCATCTGGTCGAGTTCGGTCACTGGCGCGTTAATGAGGTCGTCAAATTGCCAGATGGCACTTGGCGATTCACTCACACGCGACTGCCTGAGCCGGTTTGGGTGCCTGCCCACGCCTTCCTTCGCCCGGCCTATGACATGGCGAAGGAGCGCGCCGTGCAGGCCATGATTGAGCGCGGCAAGCAGCGCCTGCCGGAATTGCTCACGGAGAACGAGAGTGGGGATTGAGGCCAGCATCAAGACGGCGCTGGCGTCGGTCGCGGGCGGGCGTGTGTATCCCGATACGCCACCAGACAACCCCACGTTCCCGTGCATCGTCTATCAGCAGGTCGGCGGCGATGTCATCAACCCGCTGGAATGCACCGATCCGAACCTCGACAACGCCCGCATCCAAGTGTGGGTGTGGTCCAAGACGCGCCTTGAAGCGTCCAGCGTCATGCGGCAGGTCCGCATCGCGCTGACTGGCTCGCTGAAAGCCTATGCGCTCGGCGCGCCCGTGTCCGATTACCAGAGTGACACGAAGCTCTACGGCAGCCGTACCGATTTCAGCTTGTGGTACGCGCCATGAAGTGGAGCTATCTCGGCTGCGTGAAATCTACCGAAGATCACGTCAAGACAGCGGCCTACGACATGGCCGTTTGCCTCAGCCAGCTTGCAAAAGACCTCGGATCGATCCCCGACATCGAAATTGTTGTGATTTGGGACAACGCGATCCCGGCAATTGAAATTCGCGGCTCGTCGCTCTCTATGAGGGTGAGCGCCGCCGACCTTTAAGCCGCGCCTAGCCCCGTCGAGAGACGCCGCGACAGCGCGCACCTGTTTGGCCCCGGTCTGCGGACCCGTGCCAACCCGCAATCGGAATACGCGATTCCGAGCAGACCGCCGTGAGGCGGCCTTTCCCATCGAGATGGAACAACACAAATGGCATACACGATCGCGAATGGCTCGACCATTCATATCGGCTCGGCGGTCGGCTCTTCGCTGACTGTCACCGTTGCTACGAACGCCTCCCCGTGCGTGATGACCTCGACGGCCCACGGCCTGTCGAACGGCGACTACATCATCGTGACCTCGGGCTGGTCCCGCGTCACCGACAAGGTGTGGCGCGTCGCCAACATCACCGCCAACACGTTCGAGCTGGAAGGCAGCAACACCAGCGACACGACCGTCTACGCGGCCGGCTCGGGTACGGGTTCGGTCAAGAAGGTCACGACCTGGACCCAGCTCACGCAGGTGCTGTCGGTCAGCTCGCAGGGTGGCGAACAGCAGTACGCGACCTATCAGCCGCTGGAAGGCGACCGCGAAGTCCGCATCCCGACCGTCAAGAGCGGCGGCGGCCTCGACATCGAGGTGGGCGATGACCCGACGCTCGCGGGCTTCCAGGCGTTCATGACCGCCAACGACTCGCGCACCGCCTATGCGGTCCGCATCACGGCGGCCAATAGCGGCAAGTCGCTGTTCTACAGCTACGTCTCGGCCGACAAGGTGCCGCAGATGAACGTCAACGACGTGCAGAAAGCGCGCATCTCGCTGTCGCATCTGAACGAGGCCGTGCGCTACGCGACCTAATGGACCGGGGAGGCCCGGTGCATTGGGCCTCCCTTTTCCTGAAGGAGCAACACGATGTTCAAGATCAAGCAAGACCCGACGTTCCCCGGCTCCATCACCATCACCGCGCTCGGTCGAGAGCAGACGCTGAACGTCGTGTTCCGCGCCAAGAAGGCGTCCGAATACGACGCCCTGTTGAAGAACAAGGACGATACGCGCGGCGAGGCAGCGTTCCTGGCCCTGGTGGAGTCGTGGGACGCCGACATGCCGCTGTCCAAGGAGTCGGTGGCCGAACTCAACGAGGCGCAGCCCGGCGCGGTGTGGGCCGTGGTGATGCACTACGGCGAGAAGCTGATGGCGGCCCGCAAGGGAAACTGATCGGCAGCGCCCGCGTCCTCCGCTACGGCTTGCCGACACCGGAGGACTTGGAGCAAGCGGGCCTCGCGCCCGAGGACTGCACGACGCCCAACGAGGACGGCGTGTATTACGACCTCGACGCCAAGGCGTGGCGCTGCCAAGTGTGGGAAGAAAACTGGCCCGCGCTCCGTCTGTACCTTCGGGTGCATACGCAATGGCGGGTCGGATTCAACGGCCCGGTGGGGCTGGACTACAACGTCCTGTTCCACGAGCTGGATCGGATGCACCTCGACCCCGATGACTACGACGACCTGTTCGGGTCGGTTCGGGTGATCGAGGAAACCATGCTGGAAACCAAGGCCGCCTAGCGCGGCCTTTTCTTTTTTGAGAGAGACCATGACCGAGGAAAGCATCGGGACAGCACGACTGGATGTCGTGGTTGAAACCTCGGGCATGACCTCGGGCGTCAACGCTGTCAAGAACGAGATCAAGGGTCTCAACACCGAGGCTCAGAAGCAGTTTGACGGGATGACGAAGGCGCAGCAGCGCATGGCGCTGTCCTTCGTCTCGACCGCGCAGAACGCGGGCAAGACACGGGAGGAAATCCGCGCACTCCAGGCCGAGATGCGGATTGGTGGGGCGCTCGGTAAGCAGCTCGCCGACAACCTGCGCGCTGCCGGCAAGACGGGCAATTTCAAGTCGGCCACCGCCGAGCTGGACCGCTATGGCATGAGTGCCAAGCAGACGGCCGCCGCATTGCGTGGCGTGCCGGCGCAGTTGACCGACATCGTGACCAGCCTCTCGACTGGGCAGCGTCCGCTGTCTGTCCTGCTCCAACAGGGCGGCCAGCTCAAGGACATGTTCGGCGGCATCGTGCCGGCTGCCCGTGCGTTGGGTGGCGCGGTGCTGGGGCTGGTCAATCCGTTCACGGTATCGGCAGCGGCTGTGCTGGGCTGGGCGGTCGCATGGAAGCAGGGCGCGGACGAGGCGGCCAACTTCCGCAAGGCGCTGGACTTGACCGGCAACACGGTCGGCCTCACGGCGCAGCGGCTGCAAAGCATGTCGGCCGATCTGGCGGCGGCCTCCAATACGACGCAGCACGACGCCGCGTCCGCACTCGCGCAGGTGGCCGCCTCCGGTAAGTTCACCGCCGATCAGCTTGGCGCGGTGGCCCAGGCTGCTATTGACATGCAGAAGGCGACCGGGCAGGCGATTGACGACACCATCGCGCAGTTCGCGAAGCTGACCGAAGCGCCCGCCGAGGCAGCGGCCGAGGCTAACAAGCAGTATCACTTCCTGACCGCTGCGGTCTACGAGCAGATCCGTGCCTTGCAGGCGCAGGGTCGGGAGCAGGAAGCGGCCACCCTGCTGATCAACGAGTTCGGGCGGGCGTCCAGCGAGCGGTCCCGCAAGGCCGTCGAGGACGCCGACGCGATCACGCGGGCATGGCACTCCGTCAAGGAAGGCATTAGCGGCGTAATTGACGAGCTGCGCAATTTCGGGCGGTTGAACACGCCGTCCGGCGTTGCCCAATTCAACATTGCTGGGGCCGTGAAGCAGTTACACGGCCTTGAGCAGATGATGCGGGATGAATCGGCCAAGGGTGCTGGCGCGAGCATGGGTGCGGTTCGGGCGGCCAATGCCCGCATCGTTGAGCTGAAGACCCTCATTGCTGACTCGCAGCGCGTCCTTGCCAATGACCCGGAGCTGCGTGCCGCTGCCAAGCGGGCTGCCGATCAGCGAGCCAACGACCTCGCGGTCCAGCTCTCGCAGGAGGCGGACACCTACAAGACGGGGCTGGAAAAGCTCACGTCCGAGAAGATCAAGGCGCAGCGCCACATGGCCGAGGCCGTGGCCGCGGCGCAGAAGGCAGGCGACAAAGAGGCGCTTCAGCTTGCGCAGGAATCCGGCAAGCGCCTGATCGACGGCATCGACAAGAAGATCGAGGAAGAAAAGAAGAAGCACAAAGGCCCGAAGCCGCCCAACCTTGAGCCGGCGACCAACCGCCAGAACCTTCAGGCGTTCGAGGACGAGCTGAAGAAAGAGCAGGGGCTGATTGCCAACCAGACGCAGGTGCTGGAGGCCAGCTATGCCGCACGCAACATTTCGGCCGAGGCGTATTACGCCAAGCAGAAAGAGCTGGCGAAAGACGCCACTGACGCGCAGACCAAGGCGTTGGAGGGCGAGATTGCCGTCCTTCAGTCGCGCAGCGTCAAGGGCAGGCTGTCGATTGAGAACGCCACGGAGCTGGCGCAGAAGGAAGCCGAACTCGCCAAGGTCCGCGCCGATGGGGCGACCAAAATCCAGGTTCTCAACATCCAAGAACAGGCGTTGCTCAAGCAGCGCCAGGCGGCCAACCAGGCGTATCAGGACGCGCTCGACCAGCAGAAGTCCGCGATCCAAGACGAGATCGACTCGCAGGTGCTGCGGATCAGCTCCGGTGACAAGGAGTTCGCTCAGCGGTCCAAGCTGATCCAGATTTATCGCGACGAGGCCAAGGAACTGCTGAACCTCGCACGGCAGCGGGATGACGGCGACATCGACGCGGACACCTACGAAAAGCGCGTCGAGCAGATCAAGCAGTTCGCCGCCGAGGCTGTGAAGGCGTGGAAGGATGGCTTCGCGGCGATTGATACCGCGCAGATGAATTGGGTGAACGGCGCGACACGCGCCTTTGCCAACTATCGCGATGCGGCGAACGACGTTGCCGGCCAGGCGGAGGGGATTTTCACCGACGCCATGCACGGTCTGGAAGACGTCTTCGTGGACTTCTTCACCAAGGGCAAAGCGGACTGGAAGGGCTTCTTCGACGGCATCGCGGCCGAGATCACCCGGTTCGTGGTCCGCCAGCAGCTAAGCAAGCTGGCGCAGAAGTTCCTTCCTGGTCTGACGGGTGGCGAGGGCGACTCCTCGGCCAGCGCCCTGTCCGGTGCAGCGGGGCAGCTCGCAGCATCCGCGACGCCGCTGTATGGCGCAGCAGCAGCCCTGAGTGCGTCCGCGTCCGCCTTGGCGGCTGCGGGTGGTGCGCAAAGCATCAGTGGCGGCACCACCACGAACGGTGGCGGGGGTTGGATCGACGCGCTGTTCTCGCTGTTCTCCAGCGGCGGCGGCGAACAGTGGTACGCCAACGGCGGCGCATTCGAGAACGGCGTGCAGAAGTTCGCCTATGGCGGCGTCGTCTCCAGCCCGACCAACTTCGGCATGTCCGGTGGTCGCCTTGGGTTGATGGGCGAATCCGGCCCCGAAGCGATCCTTCCGCTGCATCGCGGCCCGGACGGAAAGCTCGGCGTGCGCATGGAAGCGGCGAACGAGCCGCAGCGCACCGGCCCGACCGTTGTGAACCAGTCGGTCTACGTGCAGGGCCGCATCGACTCCCGCACCCCCACGCAATTCGCGCAGGCGACCGCCCGCGAACAGAACCGCGCGTCCGTCCGGAACCGATAAATGACGATCATCGCGACCCGCCTCTCCGCGAAGGTAGAGGCGGGGTTCTCGGCTGTCGTGGGCTTTTCCACGCGCGTGGTCGAGCTGAAAACCGGCTACGAGCGCCGCAACGCCAACTGGCTCAATCCCAAGCGCCGGTTCACCGCCCGGACCGCCGGCTGGACGGCCGACATGCGCGCCGAGCTGCTGAATCTCGCCCATGCGGCCCGTGGCTCGCTGTATGGCTTCCTGTTCAAGGACTGGAACGACTACAGCGTCACCGCGCAGTCGTTGGGCACCGCGCCCTTTGGATCCACCGCCGTCCAGCTCGTCAAGACCTACACCTACGGCTCGGAAACCTACACCCGCACGATCACCAAGCCCGTCGCATCCACGGTCACGGTCTATCAGAACGGCGTGGCGAAGGCTGGCTCTCTGGACGAGGCCACGGGGCTGTTTACCCCGACGACCGCATGGACGGCCAGCGCGGCGCTGACGTGGACGGGTGAGTTCCTGGTGCCCGTGCGCTTCGCCTCGGATGACATCGAGTTCGTCCTGCCCCACCGCGACATCGCGGAAGTGGTGTGCGAGCTGGTCGAGGTGTTCGGCGAATGAAAACGATCCCGCTGGCGCTCGCCACCAGCAAGGCGTCCTCCAGCTCCACGCTCTGCTTGCTGCGCAAGATCGGGCCGCTGCCGGACGGCACCTATCGCTACCAGTGCTCGCTGGATGCGGATGTCGTCTATGACGACGGCACGGGCTCGGCCACCTATAAGGCGCGCATCGGCTACGAAGCGTCCGCCTTGGTGTCCTCGGCCGACTTGGGTGTGGACAACGCCGAGGGGCAGATGTTCGCGCCCCTTGTCACGCACCAGTTGGAAGGCATCACCAAGGAGCAGGTGGAGGCGGGCTACCTCGACAAGGTGCCGTTCGTCGTCTACGAAGTCGATTATGAAAACCTCGCCGCCGGGCACGAGATCCGCAACGGCGGCACGCTCGGTGAGGCGAAGTGGAAATACAGCGATAGCGTCCTGATCCCCGAGGAACGCTCGCTCTCCCAGCAGTTGAAGCAGACGGTCGGGCGCATCTACTCGCTGACCTGTCCCGCCAAGTTCGGCTCCCAGCCCATCGGCACAGGCGGCGGCGTGGTGGAGGAGCGCAAGCCCTGCGGCAAGGATGTCTCCAGCCTGTGGGTGTCGCTCACCGTCACGGCGGTCGATGGCGACGAGCCGGATCTGGTGTTCAGCGATTCCACGCTGACGCAGGACGACGACTACTTCAAGTACGGCGTCGTGACCTGCACCGGGGGATCGAACCTCGGGCAGACGCGCGAGATCGAGTCGTTCGGTTCCGGCCAGTTGGTGCTGCGCTTCCCCTTCACCCAGCCAGTGGCAGTGGCGGACACGTTCGATGCGCGTCCGGGCTGCTCCAAGCTGCACCAAGGCGACAACAGTTGCCGGACGTGGTTCGGCGAGGAGTGGGTCGATCACTTCCGGGGTATGCCGCACATGCCCGTGGCAGAAGCCACCAAGCTGCTGGTGCCGGGCGCAGGGCTCACCGGACGCTACTCCGGCACGGGTGAGGAAACGAACGTTTCGACGCCGCCCACCGACAGCGGCGGCACGCCTCCGCAGACGGGCGACACCGATCCGACGACCCGCACGCGCGGCGCGACGGTCGTCACCGTCTCCAGCACCTACGGCGATGGTGTCACCGATGCCACGGCGGCGATCAACGCGGCCATTGCCTCGCTCCCCGGCGATGGCGGCACGGTCGTCATCCCGGACGGTACCTACCTGATCGACCCGACCGTCTCGGTGCTGCCGGCCAGCAACATGTGGCTGAAGCTCTCGGCCGGCACGATCCTGAAGGCCAAGTACACCGCACTCGACCACAAGTACGTCGTGTGGATCTCGGGCAAGTCGAACGTCGAGATTTCGGGCGGCACGATCCAAGGCTATCGTCCGCTGTGGAGCCCGATTGTCGGCACCACGTCCGAGTGGGGCCATTGCATCTCCTGCGGCAACTCGACCGCCGTCACCATCCGCGACATCACGCTCAAGGACGCCGTGGGTGATGGCATGTCCATCGGCGGCGGCTGCGATGACGTGATCCTCGACAATGTCCTGACCGACCACAACCGCCGCCAGGGCTTGTCGATTGTCGCGGGCACGAACATCACCGTCACCGACTCGGCCTTCCGCAACACCCACGGCACGTCTCCAGAGTGCGGCATCGACATCGAGCCTGAGACCGGCGACACCTGCCAGCACATCACCATCCAGAACTGCAAGTTCGAGACGAACGCCAAGTACGGCATCAACATCCTCAAGCGGTCGGGCGTCACGGCCACGCTGGATGACATCACGGTCACGGGCTGCACCATCGGCGGCAGCGTGAGCGCCGGCAACCTGTCCAACGGCATCGTCGCGAACACCGCGTCCAACGTGACGTTCAGCAATAACACCATCAGCTACAACTCGGCGACCGGCCTGCGCTGCTCCTCGGTCACGAACCTGACGATCTCAGGCAACACGTTTGCGCACAACTACACGCGCAATGGCATTGACAGCACGGACACCGCGCACCTCCTCGCCTCAGGCCTGAACTCGCCGGCCACCGACCCCCACGTCCTGATCCCGACGCCCGCCTCCGGGCAGTCGATCACCAACAACACCTTCTATTACTGATGCGCCTTGTCGAACCGCTCAACGCTGCGGAACGCGCGGCGCTGGTGGCGCACGCCCGCAGTTTGGTGGGAGTGCCCTTCAAGCACCGGGGGCGTTCGCGCGACGGCATCGACTGCGTGGGACTGGTGCAGGCGTGCCTGCAAGCCGTGGGGCGCGAGACGGAGGACGACCTCACCTATCCGCGCACGCCGGTGCCCGGATTGCCTGCATTGCGGGACGCCTTGGTGCGCCACTTCGGCGAGACGGTCAACACGCTTTCGCCCGGTGACGTGGTGGCGATGCGCTGGACCGGCGATCTCTGCCACGTCGCCATCGTCGGGGGCTCGCGTTCCGGCTTGACCGTCATCCATGCGCTCGCGGCGTCAAGGCGCGTGGTCGAAACCCGTCTGGCCGATCCGTGGCCGCGCCGCATCGCCGGCATCTGGAGGCCCTAGATGTCCGGCGCAACGATCGGCGGCGTCATTGGTGGCGCCATTGGCTACTTCTTCGGCGGCCCGGCTGGATTCCAAGTCGGCTGGATGATCGGCTCGGCGGTCGGCGGCTACGTCGATCCCGATGTCATCAAGGGGCCGAAGCTCACCGACGCGCAGGACGTGCGCGTGCAGGAGGGCGCTCCTGTTCCGTTCGGCTACGGCACGTTCGTGGTCGGTGGAAACGTCATCCAGTGCGGCCCGCTGGACGAGCACAAGCACCGCGAGCGCACCGGCAAGGGCGGCGGCCCGGTGCAGGAGACCTTCTCCTACACCCGCACCGTGGCGATTGGCCTGTGCGAGGGCGAGGTCGGCGGCATCCTCCGCATTTGGGCGGACGGCAAGCTGATGTACGACGCCCGCGATCCGGCCGAATGGCCCGACGCGGCGGACGACATCCGCGCGATGGCGGTGGACAGCGCGAAGTTCCGCACCGGCTTCACGTTCTATCCAGGCTCCGAAACCCAAGACCCTGATCCCACCCTGCAAGCCCTCGACACGTCGTGGGGCGGCGGCTACGGCAACGTCCCGGCCTATCGCGGGCTGGCGTATGTCGTGTTCCGCGACTACGACTGTACGGATCGTTCGGGGGCCATCCCGCAGTTCCGGTTCGAGGTTGCTTGTTGTGGCACCACTACGGCGACGCCGCACGACACGCCATGGAATCACGGGTACACCGGCACGGGACAATCGATCTTCGGCGCGTCGATCACCCAGGGCGACATCATCGTCTCGGGCTGGAACAACAACCTGCGCCGCAGCATCGACGGCGGCAAGACGTGGGCGGCGCTGGACTACTCCTCCCTCGGGTGGAACGTGGGCGATCCGCTGGAGGTGGTGGGAAGCCCCAACAATTACTACCTTTGTAAGGCCGATCGCATCGCCACTGGCGACGGCAACTCGTGGCACGACCTGCAAGCCACGGTCCTGCCGATCAATATCCAGATCGGCCAGCCCGGCATCTTCGCGCTAGCCAGTGGCTATTGGGCCGGTGCCACCGGGTCTGGCAACACCAAGATTTTCCCGCTGCTCACCACGAACATCGGCGATGTCGTGGATCTCGGAGCCGACTACGGCCACGCCACCTGCGGCGTAATCGCGCCCGTTGGAGCAACACTGATTGGCACCGACGCCGGCAAGATCGTCGCGGTCGGCGGCACCGTGCGGTTTTCCGGCGGTGCGGGTACCAGCGTTTTCTCGCTCTGTACGGATGGCAGCTCCATCGTCCTCGGTGCGGTGTCGGGCGCCGGCTACGTCTACTCCAACGACTCAGGCGCGACGTTCACGCTTTACGCGGGCGCGACGGTGTACGGCATCGTCTACGCAC